CTTGCCGGACGCGGCGACGATTACGCCGCTTACGTAGTCCAGCGTCATGGCCACCACGAGGATGGTCAGCATTTCCGGCCACTGACCGAACATGCCCGCGATTGCGCCGCCCACGGCGCAGATGGTTTTTACGATCTTATCCCACATACATTAGCCCTCCGTCAAACCTTGATACAGATGTTCTTCCACTTCTTGTAAGCGTCCAGATACATCTCGCCTTTGTCTCCGTTGTAGGTTGCTTCGTAGTACATGCCGTCAGAAACGGTCGTAGACAGGAGCGCCTTGTTGTTCTGGAGTGTCTTGCACATCCATACAACAAACACATCGTCTTCGCTGATGCGGCCGTTTTTGTCGGTGCTGTCCGCCTGCGTATTGAAATAATCGACTACAGCCTTAATCGCAAGGCTTCTGAAATCTTTTTCCTGCATTGCTTATCCCTCCAGTGCTTTGCTGCTGATCCACAGCAGCCGTCCGTTGTGTTCGATGGGCGTCCATCCGTCGGATTCGGCCTCGATGAGCATGTCCCCGCCGTGGACGGTTCCGGCGGTGGGGTACTGGGCGCCGGGGCCGGTGCGCACGTTCCAGCTTCCGGACTTGACCTTCAGCGTGCCGGCAGGCAGCTCCGGCTCGGGAATGACCGGCTCGGGCGGGGGCATGCGGTCGAGGGCGTCCATCAGAGCGGCGTGGGTGTCCTTGCCGTAGATTCCGTCGTCCTCGAGTCGGGAATCGCTCTGGAATGCCTTCACCGCGTCCTCGGTGTCCCCGCCGAAGTCGCCGTCCGCGCCGTATTCGCCCATGCTGTAGTTGAGCTGAAGGAGATACTGCTGCATGAGCCGCACGTCCTCGCCCTCGTCGCCCCGGCGCAGCGTGCGCTCGCCGAGGGCGTACTGCTTCGGTGCGACGGGGCCTTCAAACAGGTCGCCGTCGGAGATTACCACCACCGTGTGTCCGCTGGTCTTGGTGACGAGGATGTCGCCGTAGCCCAGATATTCCGGGCGGGTGGTGTACTTCGATTCCTTCAGCTCCACGAACGCGCCGGTCTGCATGAGCTGCTCCGGCATATTGCCCGTGCGGAAGGATTCGGGAATTCCAAAGATCCCCGCGAACGCCAGGCACACCCGCACCAGCGCGGAGCAGTCCGTCTCGCAGGCGGTCTTCACGTCCTGAACACGGAAGCCCACCTTCTCGGCCAGCGCATACAGCGTGTGCCGCTGCCACTGGTCGTAGCCGATCAGGTTGTTGGTGCAGGCCTCCTCCATGCACTGGCCGATCTTCAGCGCAGCTGCCGGGTCAAGCGCACGGAACACCCGCCACCCCTTCGAATGCAGGTACCACGCCTGCGTGCTGACCTCGCGGCCGGACTTCTGGTCGCCCGCCTTGCCGCCGTACGCCTTGCCGTTCTCATCGCTCCTCGCGGAGCCTACGTATACCGTTGACATGTGCTGTGCCTCCTTTGTGTTGATTGGGTTTTGTTCCGGAATGTCGGCTGTCGAAATCCTTGTCAAAACGTATCCTTGCTGGTCGGGTCATTGAAGACACCGAAGGCAGCCAGGCCAGCCAGCACCAGCACGTTCGCTGCCCAGCGGAACATTCCGCTGCAGTCCGCCACGCGCTTGCCGACCCACTGCTGACCGTAATTGACGGTGTACTCGCGGGTGGCCGCGTTTTGCTCTGCCTGCGTCCAGGTGCCGACCGCCAGCAGCGCATTTACACCATTTCCAGCGTTCCTGCGATGATCTGGTATGTGCCAGCCTTGACCGGGAATTCTGAGTGCACATTGACAATCAGACTTCCGTTCGCTTGGACGGTCAAATGACCGCCGTAGTTATCGCCGGTCAAGCCGTTAATGTTAAATGATGCACTTGCCGTTGAGGCTGACTGCCGATAGGCGATTGTATTGTATTTGGTTGAGCCACTGTATCCCATAGCAAAGTTGGCGTTTAGCCATACATTGCTTGATGTCGTTGACGCTGCGACCCCCAGATAGCGCACAAGGATGAAAGCATTCGCATTGCTCCTGATTGACGCAATCCAGTCATTTGCGCCGGAAATCGTTGCTGCGCCGCTCGATACATCAGCGGACACGGTAGCTGTAAATATCCTTGCATGCAGCCCCTGTACGTTGACCAATGCACTGGCGAAGCTGGTTACATCATGCGTACCATTTGCCGTGATGGTCTTTTCGCCGCTTGGCGTGATGCCCGATGCAGGGACTTCTACCTTCGCCGTTGCAAAGCTGGTTACATCGTGCGTACCGTTGGACGTGATGGTCTTTGTCCCTGTGGGCGTGATGCCGCCTGTGGACAGGCTGTCAATCACGGACGGAAAATCATCCGCGACAATCTTTTCTGTTCCTCCAGTCTTGCCGCGCAGGGAGGTCGCAATGGCGGTAAAAAGGGCCGTCAGCGTCTTATACTTCGCCATCAGTACGCACCCCCAATCGCTGCGCCAATGGATGCATCAATCAGCGTCCGTACTGCCGTCATGTCCACACCAGACTTGCCGCTGGTCTGCTGGGCTGCCAGATTCGCGCCGATGTAGCGACCGAACCGCTCACGTCCTGCCAGATTATGATGTGTACCGTCCGACAAAAACGCCGCAGCATTGGCCTTGTTGATGCCCAGACCGTAGTAGCCGTCAATCACGGGCAGATTGTACTCTGCCGCCGTGTTTCGCAGGGCTTCCACGAAAACAGGCAAGGTCTTGCCGCTTTTGCCTACGTAGGTTTCTGCATAGGTCGTGGTGCTGCCATCTACCCAATAGCGGTACACAGGCAGGGAGATGTAGATGCGCAGATGGGGATACTTGCCCAGCAGCTTGTCAAGACTGTAGCGCAGCGCACCACAGAGGGTGTTGTAGTCATCCGGGTCGGATGCATTATCAAGCTCGATGGCATTACCTGCGCCGAAGTCGTTCGTGCCATAATGGATGACTGCAATATCAACCTTGCTAAAGTCAATCGACTTCAGCGTGGCAAGCTGCTCGGGGAAATAGTCCGAACCGCTGGAAGCCTGAGCGTCCTGATCCGCCCAGTTATTCTCAGCAATCGCTTTTGCCAGTGCCCACATAGAAAATGCCGCATATCCGTTCGAATAATGCGTAGACATCCTGCAACCACCAAAGCCAACATTGTACACAGTCGCGCCCGTTTCATCTGCCACAAAAGCAGGGGCGGAATCTTCGCCGCGATACATTCCGAAAAGACTGTCTCCGAAACAGACTACCTTCTTACCGTACAAAGATTTCAAACTGTCTGCGCGGGTGGGCAATGCGTCATATTCCGCCTGTGAAATTGTGGTTCTGATAAGCGATACTCTTTCAACGGTAAAAGAGCCAGTTGTCCTGTGGCTGATGCCAATGTAATACTGACTGGTGTTCGTCTCAAAGGATATTGCCGTGTTCGGATCGTTGTGCGTCGCACTTGCAACGCCATTTTTACCAGTGGCATCATACAAAAAGTATACTCCTGCAAAATTGCTTAACGTGTACGAACAATTCGGCACAATCGGAATCAATGCCGCAGTAGAACGATAATCCTGCGTATACTGAGTATTCGTGTGCGTACCGTTAGCCGTCCAATAATATCCGGCTTCCGTCCACGCTACGCCCGTCATGTACTCAACAGGCAACCATGCAGAAGTGTCTTTGCTGAATATATCCTCTTTTTCTATTACGTTGCCGTTTTCATCTGTGCCGAGATTCTTTCCTGCGCCCCAACCGCTGGATTTTACAGGCGTATATCCCAGTGCATTTTGAATACTGGTAGCGGTAACAGAAGCACCGCTACCCGGATCGCCCTTGCTGCCATTCTTCACAGTCAGAGTCTTCCCATCGCTAAATGTAACAACGTTGCTGCCACCATCTGCGTTGGATTCGCTGACAGATTTCACGGTGACACTTGTACCATCCTTACCATTACTACCATCCGTGCCGTCGTTGATGGTCGCGGTCTTCGTGCCATCCTTGTCCGTGATGGATACAGTCGTAACCTTGCCGGACTTGCTGACGGATACCGCGGGGCTTACGCCATCTGCACCCTTTGCACCGTCAAACTCGCCGCTTTCCTTGGCCTGTGCGAGGGCGGTATTGACCGCCTCGGGCAATGCGCTCGCGTTGAGCTTGTCGCCGTCCAGCTGTGCGATGCCATCCTCGATGTGGTTCATCTGCGCCGCCGTCAGCGTCTGACCGGCGACAAAGCTCTGTTTCTCGTATGCCATATTTTCCTCCTTCTTATCCCAGAATAGCCTCGTCCAGTCTGCCCATATCCAGCAGAAGCTCGCCGTAAGCGCCGCCCAGAATCGCCTCATCCAGTCTGCCCATATCCAGCACCATCACGCCGTCCGCGGATACGGGTCTGCCGGGCGTCATGTCGCCGATGGCAATCCAGCTTGCGGAAAACGCGCGCGCCGTTGAGGCGGCGTTGTACGCGCGGATGAGCACGCCGATCTTCGACACCGACGCAACCGCCAGCGTCAGCCGGCCGAAGTCCGCATCCGTCGTGCCGACGTCCGTTCTCAGGCACACCGTCACCATAGGCGGCGCGTTGTAGGGCTCGGGGAACTCCATGTAGGTGTCCGTGTAGGTGTTCCCCGCCGCCGTGCTGCAGGCGACTACGCCGCACTGCAGCCCCGCCAGCTGCGCCGCAAGGTGCGTATGCCCCCAAGCGATGTGCTGCGCCATGAAATCACCCCTTGTACCGCACGGTCAGCACGGGCGCGTTCGCGTCGCCGCTGCCGTAGAATTTCGAATAGCCGTAGGTGTAGCTCTTGCCGGAGAACTTGCCCGTCTGGGTGCTGTAGAGCATGAGACCGGCGATTGTGCCGTCGGCAAGCGCCTGCGCGGCCTTTGTCACGTCGATGACCTTGGTCTCCTCCCGGGCGACGCTGGCCGACGCGTACTTCGTGCCGATGGCGGGCGTGCCGCTGGGGGCGGTTGCCGTCGTGCCGTACACGCCCACCTCCACCGCGCCGCCGCCGCCGATGCCCGTCATGCGCCGCAGGGACAGCGTTGCCGAGAGGATGGTCTTTCCGGCAAAGGCCGTGCGGTCGAACCACATGCAGCCCCTGCGCAGCGCGCCGCCGCTCACAGCGCCCTGATAGACCGCGCTGCCGTAGGTGGACGTGCTGAGCCAGCCGTTGTCCCACGTGCGGGAGGCTGTCGCCTTCAGGACAAGCTCCGTTTCCGCCTCGACGCTCGGCGCCTCGGGCGCGGGCTCGAAGGGATACGGGCTGTAAACCTCGCCGGACAGATCGTCCGGGAGGACGCCGTAGGGCAGGTTGTCGCCGGTGACGCGCAGCTCTGAGCCGCCGTTTACGGAAGCAATGGTCGTGCATGCGCCAGAGCAGCTGTCCAGCACCGCGTATGCGCAGTGCATGAGCGCAAGCCCCCGCTTCGCGCTGAACGCACAGCGCTCCAGCACCGCACGGGCGTTGTCCAGCGTGAGCGCCGTTCCGGCCGTGCTGAAGGTGGAGCCGATAAAGCACACCAGCGCCGTGCAGTCGGCGATGGACACCTCCGAGAACGTGCCGCCGCTGATCAGCAGCCGCCCGCCGCCCATGAGCCCGCGCAGCGACAGCCTGCCGCCGGCAACGGCTGAAGCGTTAACGCGCACATCGTCCTTCAGGTAGGTGCCGCTGATCTCCGCAATCAGCGCGGAGAGCTCGCCGCTGGCCGCGGGCGCGTGGCTCGCCGCCGCCGTGGCCTGAAGCACCGTGGGCGAGCGCAGGTCGTCGAATGCCGCCATGCGCCCGTACACGCCGTTTTCGTCGATGGACAGCAGCTCCTCGCCGTCCGGGCTGTTCTCCGATAGGATGGCGAACACCGCCTTGGGCGTGATGACCCTGAACTGCTCGCCGTCGATCAGCACCGTGGAGCCGGAGACCACCGAGCCCGCCTGCGCCGGTACGAACAGCCGCAGATACTCGTTGCCGGTGATGTCATAGGTGTTCAGCGCCGCGATGGTCGCTTCGCTGGCGAAGATCTCCGATACGTTCAGCTTGCCCGACGTGATGGTGTTGGCCTGAATCTCGTTGCCGGTGATGGTCTCCGCCGCAATCTGCGCCGCCGTGACCGACCTGGCCACGATCACCGTGCCGTTGAGGTAATGCTGATAAACCTCGTCCTGCAGCTGCGCCGCCGTCAGCCCGGCGGAGCTTGCGTTGATGTGGTAGACAATGCCGTCCTCGCCCACGAGCATCAGCCGCTCCACCGACAGCGTGCCCGCGTTGATGACGTCCGCATTGAGCGAAACGATCTTCGCCGCAGTGATGGAGCCGTCCGCAATCTGCGCCGTCTGAATCGCGCCGACGGCAATCAGGCCGCTGTCCGCGGTAATCATCCCCGCCATGAGCTGCTCGGCGGTAATCGTGCCGGAAGCGATGTTCCCGGCGGTAATCCCGCCCGCAGCAATGAGGTCGGAGGTAATGCTCCCCGCCGCAATCTTCTCCGCAGTGACCGCGCCGGCAGCCAGCTTCTCGGCGGTAATCGCTTCGGCGGCAATGGTCTCCGATGTAATCGCTCCCGCAGCAACCTTCCCCGCCGTCACCGACTCGGCAGCCAGCTTTTCGGCAGTCACCGCCTCCGCCTGTATGGCCTCGGCGTTGATGCTGGAGGCCTGAATGTGTCGCGTGGAGATGGCGTCGTCTCCGATCTGCGAAGCGCCCACAGTGCCCGGCGTGAGCTTTGAACCGCTCACTCCGCTGGGAATCTGCCACGACGCTACCTGCGCGCCGGACATGGAGGCGGCAACGCTGCCAACCTCTATTCCGACCGGACGGTCGTTCAGGCAGTCCCACGATAGCGCAACAACCTCTGCCGTTTCGTCGATATACTCATCCGCTATCGCAACAGAATCGTACAGAAACAGCTTGTCAAGCTCTCTGTACTGCGCCGTTTCCTCGCTGTCGCCCAGCAAAATAAAGTCTACCTTGATGGATTTGACCGGTCTGTCGCAGCCGCCGTCGATCATGGCCTGAGCCTGCTTGCGCATTCTTTCCCAGACAGCGTCCACAGTCGCGCCGTTCGTGCCGACCTTGCAGTCCGTGCATTGCAGTACATAGATCATCGGCTCATCGTAGGCGTCAATCAGAGGGCTGTCAACATACAGCTCCGGAAGCAGCAGGTCTGAGCCGTCCTGGTTCTTGCCGACCGGCTTGATCCGGGTTGCGACGCCGGACATATCCTCGCTGCAGCTGACGCCGATCAGGTTCTTGCCGCTCTCAACGCGCACGCCCCGGTTTCTGCCCGCGCGGCGCAGAAAGAACAAATCCCAGTTATCCCGGATGAGCTGCGCGTTCCACCGCTTCAGCGCGCCCGTTTCCGCGTCCAGCATCGCCTTTACCGGATTGATGGCTTTCCACGATATATCGCCGTGTCGGTCGTTGATGTCCGTGTACGCTCTGAAGTCGTGCTCTGTTTCGCAGTTATCCAAAATTCCGTTCAGCGCCGTCTGAAGAGTAACCTCGCCCTCGGGCGCAAAGGTCGTCAGATTTTTGAGCAGCCTGTAGGAAATGTGCTGTGCGCTTGCGGTAATTCCGTTTTCGTCAGCCGTGACGCTGCCGATCTGAAACAGCTGCGGCCTGACGGTCCAGTTGACCCGCGCCGCCTCGTCCGTGCTTTCCAGCGTCGCGTCAGCGGAGCCGGTCACTGTTTCCGTAAAACTCCGGACGTACTCAAGATAGGTCGCGGCCATGTAGCCGGTGGCGCCGTCCTTGCTCACGGCCACCTTGTACCACGCATGCCCACTGGCGCTGCCCGCGTCCTCCAGCTTCACAACCTCCGCTCCCGGGTTGTATCTTCCCAGAATGCGCGAGGAGGTGTTCGGCTGCTGGCGCAGGTGCAGCCGGCTGCCCTGCGTGCGCACGCGGTATACCTGCCGGGTGATGGTTATCTGCTCCGTCTGCGCACCGTCGAGCCTCAGCTGCGGCGTTTCGCGCACAGGCACCCAGCACTTGAGGACGCGCCCGGTTCGGATCGCTTCCCACTTGCCCAGCTCGTCAAAGGGATGCTCCAGCGTCACCTCACTCATGCCGCCCGCCTGTTCGTCATGAATGCAGGATACCGGCGTCAGCGCACCGCAGATGCCCATGCCGTCAAAGTTCTGACCATTGCCGTATATGTATACCTCATGCATCATCGCCACCTCCATCGGGGCGTAATCACCACAGCTGTCACATCTCCCGACCAGTTGACCGCATTACTGCCCGGCTTAAGCCTTGGCCACAAGCCGTCCGCCATCGAAACCTGATCCGCTGCGGATGCGAATGCTCCGGTATAGGCCACTTTTGATTCGCAATCTATGGTGATTGATTCGCTCATGCCGTCAATCAATACGCTGTAGCTGCCGATCATTACGGTGACGTCTCCGCTGCCTATGACTTCGATTCTCGGCAGCGCGTCCGCCGTCGCCGGGTTGGTCACGATTCCCGGGTCTGCCAGCACGATCCACTCCGCCTCCGGCCATACATACCGGTGAGGCTTTGCCCTGAAGGTGACTGTGGCAGTCCAGCCGTCATTGTTGACGCACGGCATGAGCGTCGGCGGCGTGTCTACGCGCGCGTTCCAGAACCAAGGCCAGCCTTTGAAGCGCAGCATGCCTGCGCCGGTGAGCCACGCCGTAACGGCGTTGACGTCTATCTCAGGCGGTACCCAAAGCGGTACCGGTATCGGAACCGAAGCAAGGCTGCCGTCTGAGACAAACCGTTCTCCGTCCACGCCCCGAAGCTGCACCCACTCGCCGTTTTCCGCTGCCACGGGGATACCGGGCAGCTCCGTAACGTACACGCCAAGCTGCGCGTTGCTGACGTCTCCAAAATACATGATGTTCCGCACGCTTTAACCTCCCTTCGCCGCGATTTCCGAAGCGATCTGACCTGCAAGCGCCGTGCCGAATTTCTTCGCCTCGCGCTTTGTGAACGCGCCTGAATAGCTTACATTGATCGTCGTCGCGCTCCTGTTCTGCACAACAGCCTGTGTGCTCGCCTTGCTTCCGCCGGTCGTTGTCCGGCTGCTGCCTGTCGAAGCGCTCACCTGCGCCGCTCTCTGGCTTACGCCGCTGATCAGTGCATCCGCCTGCTGAGCGGCCGCTATTGCCCGCTGCGCCAGCGCCGCAATCCGCGCGTCAAGCTCCGCTTCCTTCTTGCCGATGCCGTCTATGATACTCTGCACCACGCCGGCGCCCACACCCTCATAGGCGCTTACAGAGGCACTCGAACCAAAAGCATTTCCCGCGGCCTCTGCAGTTTTTTCCGCAAGCCCCTCCGCTGCCGCGACCGTCTTGTCGTCGGGATCCGTCAGCCCTTCGACAATGCCGTCGATGCCCGCGCCGCCAACGTTGCCCATCGCGGCTCTGAACACATCCTCCATGCTGGTCGTGTCAATGTCCAGCGGATTGGCTGCGTCGGAGGCAAAGATCTCCATGAGCGTGTCTGCGAATCCGCCATCCTCAGTCGAAAGCTCCTTTATGGCGCTGTTGACGTCCGCGTAAAACTGCTCTGCAATCGCAGGCGCATCACCAATCTTCATATCCTCGCTCTTTACGCCGAATATGTTTTCATAGACGCCCCGGATCCGCGACTTTGCCGCTTCCACTTCCGCGTCGCTTCCCGCCGCACCTATCTGATCAATCGACCGAATCAGAACATCCGCAGCGTTGAGCTTGTCCGAAATTTCCTTGACCAGCGCAGCCTCCTCGGGCGTAGATTCCGCATAGGCCTCATACACACCCTGAAGCAGCTTGGACATTTGCTCCCGGTACGTCTGTTCCAGCCTTGCCACTTCGCCCGTCTGCCACTCTCCGATGGCCTGCTCCGCCTGAAGGTGCTGCGCCGCGTTTGTGACGCCGTTGGCAAACGCCTGATCGGCCTCCGCCATGCGCGCCGCCGCTTCCTCCTCGATGGCCTGCGTGTCGAGCTTGTAGCTCTGGTAGGCGTACTGAATGCCCTTGGCAATGGTGTCTTGATTGGTGGACGCGCCGGCAACCGTCAGGTCATAGGAGATTTTGCCTTCGCTCATCAGCGCATTGTTTGCGGCGTCGATCTCCGCCGTAATCTCCTGAACCCGCTGCTGTATGGCCTCCAGCTCGCCCAGATGGGCAAGCACATAATCCGTGGACTTTCCGGCCATGCGTCCAATCCATTCCACAGTTTCCTTTTCAAGACTCTCAAGCGTTGCCGCGTATCCGCCCGCCTTTTCGCCCATGCCGTCCAGCTTGGTTTCCGCGTCCGCGAACAGATCAGCGACGCCCTTCTTGAGCGCGTCCACGGTTTCGGTCGTGTCGGCCTCGCCGTCGGTTAGCTTTTTGCCGATGGCCTCGTATACGTTCACCATCTTTCCGGTCAGGCTGTTTACGGAGGCGTTGTATACGCTCACGATGCTGTTGATTTCAGAATCCTTCAGGCCGAACCGGCGCAGCATGTCGATCAGGATCAGCTTGTCGTTGCTTACAGCCTTGCTGAAGGTGATGATCTCCTCGCGCCCGAACACGTCGAACGCGCTCAGCGCTTCGCCCACGGTATCCTGATAGGCCTGCAGCTCCGTTGCCACCTTCTGCGCGTCCGCATCCGACAGGCCGAAGCCCTTCAGCGCCTCCACAACCTTGTCGTAGTCCTCGCCGATCAGCGTCGTAATCTGATCGATGTTCTCAATTCCCTTGATGTCTCCCACGGCGGTTTTGAAGTTATCCCACGCCTGCGTGATGGTGCTGCCTGCGTCCTCCGCTTCCTCGGGCGTGAGCCCCGCAGAGGTCAGCGCGGAGGTGATGGCGTCAACGTCTCCGTTGATCACGCCGAGAATCGTGTTCCGTTCGCTGTCCGTCAATACATCGATGCCGGTCAGCGCGGTACGCAGCTCCTCCACCGCCGTTTCAATGGATGTCTTTGCCGCCGTCGTGTCAATCGTGGCGTTAATCGTCGCCGCCATGTTCCCCGATATGTTTTCGTTGGCCGCTTCCCGGAAGGAATCCCACGTCTTTTCAAGATCCCGTTCGTCCGCCGCCTTGTTCAGGGCGATGATTGCCGCCGTCACCGCGCCGATCGCCGTCGCCGCAAGGCCGACCGGACCGGCTGCCGCGCCCAGTGTTCTCACCACGGTGACCATCTTGCTCAGCATCGACACGGCCTTCAGGCCGCCCGCCGTCCATAGCGCCGTCTGAAGCAGCGCCTTCTGCTCTGTAGCGCTCATGGCGGAGATGCGCTCGCTGAGTCTTTCCAGTGAGCCGGACGCCATATCAATGTAAGGGGAAAGCGTCTGCCCAAACTGGATAGCGTTGTTCTTGAGCTTGTTCAGCGACGCCTGCATTTTCGCTGCGCTGTTGTTGGTAACGGTATTGAACGCCTTGTCCAGTCTGCCGGTGCTGTTGGCCATCGCGTCAAGGGCGTCCTCGTAGTCCGCCGCAGCGCTGCCGCCCAGCAGCATGACCTGAGACAGTCCCTCTACGCTGCCAAACAGCTTTGCCAGCTCCTCGGTGCTGCCGCCGGTCTTGTCGAGAACATCCTGCAAAAACCCGGTCAGACCCTTCGACCGAAGCGCTGCCGCGTTGAATTCCAGCCCAAGCGCCTCTGCGGTCTTTGCCGCCTCAGCCGTGGGCTTGATCACGTTGGACATCACCGCGCGCAAGCCTGTAATCGCAGAGGAGGTCTGCACGCCGTTCTTCGTCAGCGCTGCCGTCGCTGCCAGCACCTCATCCAGAGTTACGTTCAGCTGCGGCGCAAGGCCGGTGATCTGTCCGATCTGCTTGGACAGCTCGCCCAGCGTCGTCTTTCCCTTGTCCTGCGCCACGAGCATCTTTTCGAATACGCTTGTGGATTCGGAGCTTGCAATCTTCCACGCGTTCATCGCCGATGTGGAACCGCCGATTACCTCTGTCAGCTCGCCCTGACCGGCCTTTGCGGCCTTCGCCGCCTCAGTGGTAAAGCGCATCACGTTCGCCGTGTCAATGCCGGACGAAAGCGCTTCGTACGCGCCCTGCGCGATGTTCTCTGCCGCCGTGTGCGCGTCGTCCGACGCCTTCAGCGCCTGCGCGGACAGCTCCTCCATCGAAAGAGCCGTCGTGTCCGCGATTGTGGCAACATTGGACATCTGCGTGCCAAAGTCCATGTATGCCTTTGCGGAGGCCGTCACCGTGGCGATCGTCGCGCCGGTCAGCGCGTCGGACAGCCTGTCCGCCGTCCTCTCCGCCTGCACCTGTAGGGTCTTCAGCGCCTGTGCCTGCGCCTTTGAAGCCTTGTCAACCTTGCCCAGCTCGCCCGCCGTCTCCCGAGCAGCCTTGCCCAGCTTTTCTTCAGCCTTGGTCGCGCCTCCCAGCGCGTCTTCTGCTTCTTCGGCCTCCTGCGAGCTGATTTTCATGGATTCCCCCAGCTTTTCAAGCGTACCCTCAGTCTTCAGCGCCTGCGCATACATTTTGTTATATTCAACCGCCAGCTTGCGCGCCGTTTCACTGTTTTCTCCTTCGGCCTCGACGATCTTATCGTACTCCTCCCGGATCAGCTTCAGCGCCTTGCGCTGAAGATCCAGCTTGTCTTCATGTGCGCCATACCGGGCAGTCAGAGCAGCAAGGCTCTTATCGTTTTTGTCAAACTGGGCGTTGACAGCCTTAAACTCACTGTCAACCCCCTGCATGACCTGCTTGATTTCCTTCAGCTTTTTCGTGTATGTACCTTCGCCCGAAAGCTCAAGCGTTGTTTTGATCACTCTGCTTTCGCTCACAGGATCACCTCGCCCTCTTGCATGTCTCCGTACACCTCCCGGAGCAGCGCTTCGTCATCGTCCTCGCCGCTGCAATCCCGCAGCGCGTCCGACCACGCCAGCAGCTCCGCAGGCGATATCTTCCAAAATCCCCTCAGATCGTGTCTGCCCGTGACCGCGATGTATGCCCGCTTCAGTTCGCGCCACGGGAATCCGCGTTTTTTTCGGCGCTCCCCTCTTCGCTGCCCGAATGCATCATGCGCAGCACGGCCTGCAGCACAACGGCATGCAGCTGCTCGTAGTTGTCAAACGTCCATACGCTCTTACAAAACTCCGCCCACATCAGCTTCTCGCCCGCGGACAGCATTGCTCCGTAGGCAAATGCCATCATCGCCCTCGCCTTGCCCATGATCAGCTCCTCGATGATCGCATCCACACCCACCGATTTTCCGAACCTGTCCTCGTAGATTATCTCCGCCTGCGCCATCGTGCACATGTCGAAGTCCATTTTGCGTTTGCTGCCGTCCTGAAGCACCGCAACCGTGCTCTGCGTCATTGCCGCGTTTCCCATATCGCACCTCCGTTATTTTGATAAAGGGCTGCAAACCCATACAGTCAGCAGCCCTTGTCGTTATTGTGATTAAGTCTGCGGCAGCACGCTGGAGAAGAATGTCTTCAGCGCCTCCGCGCTCGCCAGCTTGGCCACGCGCTTCATCTGAGGCTTGCCGTCCGCGCGCATCTCTGGAGAGGAGGACGCGCTGAAGGTATAGCTCTCCGGGTTGGACGCCTGCGTTTCCGTGGCGGTCTCGTCGGACTCGTCGTCCTTGGACGGCTCTGCCCACAGATACCAGATGCCCGTATAGGTGCCGTCAGATTCGGTGCGCGCCCAGCCGATCGCATAGTGTCCGCCCACGTCGTCGGGGCCTACGATGTAATCGTCACCTTCTCCGGCCATCCCGTGGAGCACCTCCATCTCAGAGGCCAGATCTACAGTGCGGCTCGTGTAGGTGATATCCGCGTCGCTGATGCGGTTGCTGTTGTGGATCATCTGGTTGCTCTCGTAGATTTTGTTGGAGCTCTTGTTGACCGTTACGCCGACGGTCGCGGTGCCGCCGAATACACCCGGCGCGTCGTATGTTACCTTGCCGGTCTCCTTGTCATACGTGGCCTTCGCCACGTAAAAATCAGTGACGCCGGTCTTGACCGTGACTTTTTTCTGCATTTCTATTCCTCCTTCATCCGGCTTGCCCGGAGCTCATCCCTGTAAAAGTCCTCCTGCATAGACTGACCCGGCATTACCACAGCGAATCCCGCCATGCGAAGAGCCCTGATTGCATCCTGTACCCGCTGAGCGGAATACTGCTTCTGAAAAATGTAGACCTGAAACATTTCCGCCGTCATAACCGGCACGTCGCTTTCATAGATCACGTTGTCGCCGCTATGGCGATATGCCGCTCCCTCCTCGGGAGCGCCGTCCAGCACAAGGTGATACGCCGGCATAACCGATGCCAGCGCGTCGTGCAGCCTGTCTTCGTTTCGCATGTGACCTCCTATTCTTCGTCATGCCAGATCTTGTCGGCTTCTCTTGCCACAATATCCGTAACGCTGTCCGATGCCTCGTCAAAAAAGTATGTTCCCGGTCTTTTCGTCGGCGGGCCACCTTTTTTGTGATTGTACTGTCTGCCGTAGTGCTGTACAAATCCCACAACGGCGTTCGTCTTCCTGCCGTGCCTCGTTTCCCGCGTCCCCTGCGGCCAGATATCCACCTCTGCAGAATCCGAATAAATCTTGAGCGGCCCCGGCGCTATGGAGTCGATCATCTTTCCCGTCTTTTTCAGGCCATGCTCCATCGCCTTTAAACGGGTAGCTTCCGCAATCAGCTCCGCGCCTCGCTCAAGCGTCTTCTCCACTTTTCTGCGCGTCGCGCCCTCACGATTATTCAGATCCTTAATAAGTTCCTGCAGTCCGACTGTGTTTACTCTCGCCACGTCAATCCCTGCCCTTCACGAGCTCGCAGTACAGCTCCGTGCGGTGGGTTTTGTCGTTGCGATAACTGCGCACAATGCTGTACTCCTCGCCGTCAAAAGCCAGCAGCCGCTCTCCGAGGTATTCGTCCGTCCACACCTCTGCGCGCAGGCTCAGGTCGTACCCGGCCTGCGAGGCGTCGTAGAACTCCCGCTCGCCCACGGAGCTCACGCGGGAAAAGATCTGGCGTCCCCGCTCCCGCAGCGGTTCTCGGCGGATGTTGCCGCGCTCAATGGTCTCATGCACCGGAATAAGCGTAACAAGATCATGCATGCGCGTCCGCCTCCCTGTACTTGCTGGACAGTCCCATCGTCCTGCGCAGGCCGTCGTAGATTCCCCGGCACGCCTCCGCCTCGGGCGCGGATGCGTCAAAGTTTCCCTTGACGTACATCCGCACCGCGTGGTCGTACAGAGCGTCAGCCTCCTGACGCGCGATGCCCCGAGCCTCCATGTCGGTCATTGCGGCCTCCGCCAGCGCCAGCAGCTCCCCGTCGTAGGTTTCACCTGTGCGCCGAACGGCCATCCTCAGATCGGTGATGTCAAGCATCGCGCGTCACCTCCGTCAAGCGCCCGGCTTGAGGTACGCGAACGCCTTGCTGTCGTAGACGTCGCCGTCCACGATCGCGTAGCCCATGTAATCGGTTTCGCGCTTCTTGACGTGCTCCTCGCTGTGCATGGTCATGCCGCGATTGACGTTCGCCCAGTAGCCGCGCTGCGCGTTGCCGAAGAGGATGTCGCCGTCGTCAAGGCTGGCATCGATCTCGACCGGCATGCCGTAGACGCGGCCAACCGCGCCCTGCGTGCTCAGGTCAGTGAGGAAGATCGGGCGCTTGTTGGCGTCCTTGATCTCCGCCAGAACCGTCCATGCGGTGTTGTTGTTGACGTAGATCGCCGCGCCGGGGATGTGGCTGGAATGCAGCTTAGCGATAGCGGCGCGCAGATTGGTGTCGGTGAGATTGCCGGCTGTGTAGGTGACGATCTGCGGCGTTCCCTCTTCTGCCTCCAGATAGGTCTTGATGCCTCTCGGCTCGGGCTTGAAGCCCTCCTCATTGCCCGGTTTTCCCTTGCCCTTCCATACTGCGGTGCCCAGTGCAACGCCGATGCGCTCGCCGATCTCGCGCTCGATGAAGGAGATGAACTCCGGAATCGCCATCGCGCGGAGCTTCCAGCTGACCGTTACGGACTTGGCCAGCTCACAGCCGGTCAGGTTGATCTCGCTGAAGGCGTTCTCCTCGTCGACAACGACGTCAGGCTCCTCGTACCATGCGGCGTCGCCGGCGCGGATGCCGTCGAAGCGCTTCATGGTCAGCGTGCCGCGCACGGAGAACTTGCGCACATCATTCCAGAGCGGATAGGATTCCTCCGCGCGCTTCCAGATACCCGCCACGACGGTCTCCGGAATCAGAACGGCGGTGTTCTCGGTGGTGTGGGTGTAGGCGCGATACTCGGCGTTGACGGTCTCAAAGGTTCTGGTCTGAGCCGCCGTCATGCGCATGCCCAGCATGCTTGCCGCCCATGCGTCGCGGTATTCCGCCGGCTCGGTAAACTCGCCCGCGCGGTTTTCTGCGGTTTCCGTTGCGGTTCTCTCGATGGTGCGCATGCCCATGCCCTCGGGCTCTGCCGCCTCAATGCGGTCGGCGATTTCCTGACGGCGCAGCAGCTGGTCGCGCTCGGCCTCAAGATCTCCGATTTCCTTCTCCAGCGCGTCGATGTCGATCTCGCCCTCGCCGCGCATCTCCGTGCGGATCTGGGCAAGCCTTGCAAAAATTTCCCTGAGTCTCTTGTTCATTATTTGCCTCCTGTTCTCGTTGTCATGCGTTCAGGTCGTGCTTTCTGCTCAAGGCCTCCGGCCTCTTTCCTTCGCGCTGTCCAGCGGGAACAGGTGCAGCGGGCGCATTCGCGCCCTATCTCACGGGACGTCCGTCCCGACAGATTGTGTGTTTATCCTAAATTGTTCGGGCTATCAGCTCGCGCAGCCTCCGCTCAATGCCCTCCAGCTCCTCTCTCACGCCGTCCAGCGCGAACATGTCTCTGGCAGACACGAATGTATCCTTGTAAGCGGGAATGTCTACGACCGATAGGTCAATCAGCTTGCTGATGCGGGTGATCGTGCGCAGATGCTTGTCTGCATCGTACGAATAGCCTCCGGACGGCGGCAGCGTAAATGCAAAGGAGCACTGCAGCGCGCCCTGACGCGCCAGCTCGTAGCAGTCCCGGGAGGCTGTCGTTTCAAACAGTCTGGCAGTAAAATATACGCCGTCCTCCCGCTTTTCGAGCGCGAGGCTTCCGCCTCGGGCGCGGGCGAGTATCGGCACAGCGTTGACGTGGTTATAGCGCAGACATACGTCGCTGACGTCCGCCTGATCCAGCGCGCTGCGGTCGATCTGCTCGAAGTACTCCACGCCCCGCTCATCCGTGTAAATCAGTGTCGGGGAATTAAAGGAGATTGCCTTGCCCTCCAAAACCATTTCCCCTCGTTCCGTTTGTTCCGCCGCGCGGAACTCCACGATTTCGCGTCTCTGCTTTTCCGGTCTTGCGTTATCCGGCATTATTGTCATCCCCCTCCTTCTGCGCCTTCAGCAGCGCGGCTTCACCCTCGGAATTCCACGGCGGAATCATCTTTTTGCCCTCGCCGTTCGGCAGCGGCGGCAGATTGAAGATGCCGCGCAGCTCGTCGTAAGTCAACGCACCCAGCATGCCCAGCCGGTTGCCCAGCTCAACGCGCGTGCGGGTGCTGGCGTACTGCAGCCGGTCGGCCTCAAACTGGATGACGTGGCCGTCGTTCCGCTCGCCTATGGTAAACAGCGCGTTGTTGTACTCCATGTGGAGCTGAATCGGTATGGGCTCGATCACGCCCTCATAGGTCGCGTTCCACTCGTCCTCCGTGTATGTGCCGGTGATGAACTTCTCGTTCACACCGTAGTAGCGGTAAACATTGTTGCGAATCTGCGACATCTGCTCGGTCGTCAGGCTGTACATCCTGCTCGGATCCAGCTGAACGAAATCCATCTCGCCGTCCATGCCGGCAATGCCGCCGGTATTCTCCGGATTCAGGTAGGCGTCAATAAATTCGTTGACGCGATCCTTGACGTCGCGCTCCTTCACGCCGATCTTCTTCAGCTTCACGATGCCGCGCAGGCTCGTGCCGCTCTTGACCGCCGACATCATGCCGGCGTTTGCCACGTTGACCATTTCGACGGCGGTATCCAGCGGCGTATTGTCGTCTCCGAGCACGACGGAGCGGTTGAAGTGCCGGCGCAGGTGAATCAGCTCCGAGCGCGGCAGCATGGTCTCCTTGCCGTTTTTGAGCTGGAACCGCATGTACAGCGTGCGCCCGTTCTCGCTCTCCAGCGCTTCGCAGTTGGTATATTCCACCGGCAGCAGATATTCCAGCGTGCCGTTCCGACGGAATACCGGCAGCGCAAAGGCGTTGTTTTTCTCAAGCGCCTGTGCAACCAGCTTGTACTGAAAGTCATAGGCAGACATCCACGGATTCGGGCGCGTGCCGATGACATACTGCAGCTCGTCGTCCACGCGCACGCCGTTGCGCATGTGGATCGCCGAAATCTTTGCCGCATGGCGCGCAATCGCGTCAATGGTCTCGCGCACCACCGCGTTTCTGTATGCCTCCTGCCGGAAGTCTCCGGCCAGTCCGCCGCCCATCACCTGCATGTAAGCGCGCAGCGGTCGGCGCACCAGCCAGTCCATCAGTCCCATATTTTCACCTCCGGCTATCCGACATAGCTCATGTACTCATCATAGTGCTTCACGTACCCGACCCAGGCATTGAGCAGCGATACCATGCCGTCGATGCGCCTGTTGTCGGTGATCTTTTCCGGCTGTATGGTCTGGATACCCTTTGCGTTGAGCGATTTTGCCTGAACATTGCTCAGGCACCAGCGCAGGATCGGGTTTGCGTTGTAATTGACGCGCCTTTCCTCGAAGTGCGCGCCCATCTCCTTCATGGGCTGTGACCATGTGATCGGGCCCTGTGGCGTCTTTTCCATCTCGAAGCCGTAGGCCTCCATTTCCGGCACCCAGTAGCCCGCAAGGGCTCGGTCGTAGCAGACCCACAGGGGATTGATCTCATACTCCCGGCATGTCTCCACAAACCACTGCGTGACCATGCTGTAGTCTATCATGCTTCCCGGGCATGCCGTCAGCAGCCCGCGGTCGCGCCAGATGGCATATGGCGCTTCATAGCCCGCTTTCCCCGCCTCCAGCTCCTTGATGCGATCCTCGGGCAGGAAATACTGCTGCAGCACATACACCATCGGGTCGTTCGGTCTGCGGATCAACAGCGTTGCGCATGTCAGGTCCGTCGTGCTCGACAGGTCGCAGCCGCCGATGGCGTAGGTGTCTCGGATGATCTCCGGGTCAAAGGTCAGCTTGTTGTCGATAATCTCCCAGCTGAGCCACGACTGGCCCGTGACTTCCTTGACATTGAAATCCTTGACCAGCACTGTCGGCAGGAACTTCGGCTTGGCCTTTGCGTCGCGCACGTATTTGCGCAGTGTTTCCCACTGCTTGATGGTTCCAAGGCCGGGATTTGCCTTGATCCACGCGCTTTCGTCCATCCATTCGTCGCGCTCGTCCAGCTCGTAGAGCAGCGCAAGGAAATCCTCTACCGGCTCCGGCGTCTTGCCCTCGACAACGTTGACAGCGTACTCGTACTGGTCGTCAAATATCGATTCCCGCTCAAAGCCGCTGGTCGTGATCTCCAGCATGATCGGCTGACGGCGAGAGGACTGGGACTGCTTCATGACGTCGTAGATCGCGCGCCCCTTGATGGCGTGCAGCTCGTCCACGATGACCAGATGCGCATTCAGTCCGTCCAGCGTATCGGCATTGCTGCCCAACGGCATCAGGTACGAAAACGTGTCCGGCACATACAGGTCAGTGCGGCGCTTCTTCGTCAGCGCCGCAATCTCCTTGGACTGGCTGCGCATGTTGCACGCCGCCCGGAACAGCTTCATCGCCTGATCCTTCTTTGTTGCGACAGGGTAGCATTCCGCGCCGCCCTCGCCATCGGCAATCAGCATATACAGCGCGATTCCCGCAAGCAGCGTCGTCTTGCCGTTTTTACGGCCAACCATCAGCAGTGCTTCTGCGTACCTGCGCAGCCTCGTAGCCTTGCTTCTCCACCCAAAAAGCGTCTCAACGAACGCCTTTTGCCAGAGATCAAGCACGATGGGCGCTCCGATCGCGCCCTCTGCCTGCCGGCAGAAGCCCTCGATGAACCGGATCGGCTTCTGCCCGGCTTTGACGTCAAAGTAATACGCGCAGGACTCATCCTGCATCTCGCGCATGAGCTTTTCGTAGACCATGCGCACGTGGCGGCATGCGGTGATACGCCCGTCAAGGATCTGCTCGGCATACTGCACCGACCACGGCTTTGCCGCCGTCTTTTCCTTCCGGGTTTTCACGCACGCCTCCTTTCGTCACTCGGCCTCGATGAATGCTCTGAGGGTTGCTCCGACCTCCTTGGCAGCCACGCTGTCCGGCATGAGGTCGGTCAGCTGCTTGATGATCTTGCTGTAGCTGTTCACCGCCCGGTCGTAAATCTCCACAGCCGGATTTTTCTTGCGCCATGCTGATTTTCGCCGTTCTGATACTCCTCGATGATGCCGTTTTCGTCGATTTCCGCCCTCGAATCGGCGATAATCTGCGTCATATACGCAGCTTCACGCATCAGATTTTCCGCAACTTTGCGCTGTTCCTCGGGAATCGATTTCAGTGCTTTTGAAATGCGCTTATATTCGAGATCGATTTTTTCTTCACGGGTTCTCTCCCGTTTCGGCTTTGCCACGTATACCACACCCCCTCACGCGACCCGGATCAGTTTTTCTCGTCACCCCTGTTCGGTGGGGTGCTCCCCTTCAGACAGCCCGACCCCCGGGGGCACCCTGCCGGCACCAGCTCTCCGCGGGCGTCGAAGATCAGCCCAGCGCCCGCATCGCTGCGGCCATGCGCCGCTCTATGACAATCGCGGCACACCAGCTCAAGGTTGTCAAAGCCCAGTGTCCATCTTGGGTTGTTGATCGTCTCCGGCGTCAGCTCCCTGCGGTGATGTACAATCACCCCCGGTTCGCCGCACCGCTCGCAGATTCCATGCACATGCTCGCGGTAAAGCTCCCGCTGCCGCTGCCACACGCCCGAACTGTAAAAGGCCTCTGCCCATTCCTGCGCCACGCTTGTCCCTCCCTTCAGAATCCTTTACGCTGCGGATTTTACCACGCTTCAACTGACATCCAATGTCCCTAATCAACCAGCCTGTCGAGCGCACGGAAGAACTCCCGCCGCGCCTCAAAGAACTGCCTGCGGCCGCACGGCACCGGCATATACTCAAAGCGAATGCCCAGCGTCACGTTCTTCCGAACGCACTCCGCAATCACCGGATTCAGCGTGTCCAGCGCCTCATCGATTGCCCGCATGCGTCTGAGCGCCTTAGCCCCCTTGCGAATCCTGTACTGCTCGTACTGCAGACACACATACCGCAGCTCACCATACCGCTCGTCCGATATGCCGTATTGCTTCAGCGACATCCTGTAGCTACTCACCCGCGGCTCCGCCTCCTTTCGCTGTCGTGCCCTCTGTCAATCCTCAACTTCGCGTATATGTACCCGCCCGCCACGAAATCCGACGTCTGCACCACCGGCTGCTCCACGAGCCTGTATCCCGGATAGACCTTCGCGAACACCTCCCACGCGTTTGCACGGACATCCGCGGCAATCTGCGCGGCGCGGCGACGGCTGATCTTGCTGTCGCTGGTGGTCACGGTCGGCTTCTTCAGGTTCCGGGAACCGGAATAGCTCTTTTCACCCGGCGCATGGAAGCTGTTCGCGCTGCCCTCCTGACGGGCGACGTAATTGGCAATTGCGGAAACGCCCTTGTCGTCCGGCTGGATGCGGTCGGCGTTGCAGTAGCCGAACGGCCACATGCGCTCAATCTCGCCGCGCAGCTCCTCCGGCACGCCGTGCAGCAGCACGTGATGGTGATGCGCGTCCGGAAACGGCCTCGGCGCCTCCTTGTCGTACTCCTTGGTCACGGTCACCGCGAGCCATCGGAACTCCTTCAGGTCGCCTTCGCTGCGCTTGACCGCTCTCTTCACCCGGTTCATCCAGTTGCGCAGATCCCGCTTGGCCTCATCGCGGGTGCGGAATTCCTCCTCGGTGTTGGCCATGCCGTATTCCGGCGGCGTGTAGGTCAGCGTGACGTGCAGACTCTTTGCGCCGAAGTTGGCATGCACAAGCTGCTCGAACACCTGCACTCTCCGCTTGTTGTTGTACCTGGCATAGACGGCAAGCTTTCCCGCCCGGCGCTCCGTCTTCAGCTGTTCCATCGCCCTGTCCTGCTCCCGCTTCTGGCCGAGGGTGATCAGCGGATAGCAGCTCACGTACAGGAACTCTCCGGCCTTTACGGTTTTCGTCCTGTATGCGCCCACGTTCTCGCTGCTGACCGCCGTGCCCTCTTTCCCGTAAACCGCCGCCAGCACCGCGTACCGGTCGGAATCATAGAGTTGCTTTTTTCCGGCCATGCCGTCTTATCCCTCCGTTTTTTCGTAGATGGTCGTAACGTTACCACTCCATACAAGCTCTGAAAAGGGGTTCCCGCGCACCCCGGAGCGCTCAGTTTCTCAAGGGCTGATTATAGGGCGAACACTCGTTTGGTGTCGCCCTGTCGATCATGTTTGCTATAAAACTACCGTTGTGCTCTGCCGAATCACTCCACCGGCGCGGCGATCAGACCGTAGCGCACAACCTCCCACGGCTCCAGCTGCCGGAAGACCTCAACCTCGCCATAGGCCATCGCGTCAATCTCCGGCACGTACTGACGCTCGGGATATGCCCTGCTGCGGACGCAGCTGCCCGGCAGCTTGTCCCTGCGCGGCGGCGCCGATTTACAATAGTAGACAAAGCCCGGTTTGTCATTCACTGTGCGTCTCTCCTTTCTGTGGGGCGTAGCTCTGCACGTACTCGCACATGTCCAGCACATCGCTCGGTGTAATCACGCTCTCGTACATACCAAGGGCTATCTCCACGTCCATCGCGTATCCATCCTCACCCTTGATCGTGTACTTCAGTCCGAGCGCATTCCCGGGAACCCGGATTGTAATCAGCTTCTCCTCCATCACTCATCCTCCTTCTCCTCGTCAATATGTACATCTGCGCAGTAGCAACCGAACCGGCTGCACCAATCGCCGTCCCGGATATGCTCACATCCGTCTGCAGGCAGATAACACTTCACCGTCAGACCGCCACGCAAAGGCTGCTCATTTTCCGCACCATACATCTCCTGCTGAAATCCCAGCAGATACTGTGCCGAACACCCGGTCACCCGGCAAATATCGTGCAGCGTCTGTGCGTCCGGTAGCCGCTCTCCTTTTTCATATAGCGATATCGTTTGCCGAGTGACCCCTGCCATTTTCGCGAAGTCTTTTTGCGCCAGCGCGAGTTTTTCCCTCACCGCCCGAAGTCGCTCTCCTGTAACGCGGCGCATATCATGCTTCATTGTATCCTCCTCACCCATCGCGCCGCGATGATCTCAAGCACATAATACTGTCTTTCCTCCTGCGCACCCCAGCAGACCTTCCCTCCGCCGATGCGCGGTTTGACCACCGTCTCGATGATCGGGCTGTCCTGCCGGTATCCCGCCCGGAACCGCACGGTCATCGGCATTCCAAGCCGGCTCCCGAACAGCCGGTCGTAATAGGGCCTGATCTCCCGGTACTCCTCCAGCTTTTCTCCGCTCATGATGGCGTCCATCCAGTGACGCTTGATCGTCAGCGTGACGAAGCGCGCCTTTTCCCTCATTCCAGCCCCCACCTCCTCAATATCCTCCGCCGCATCTCTGTGCAGGAAACCTCCGTCAGCGAATCCCCGGCCTTTTCTTCCTTCAGGCGATACAGCCGCACCATCGCCGACTCGCCGCTGTCCCGCCACCATGCGCGCAGCAGCACGAAATCCCGCCCCAGCCTTGAGGCCATATAGTTGAAATAGTTCGTCGTCCAGACCCAGTTTCCCGGCGAAGCCTCCCGGAAGCCCATCCCCTCCCGCTCTGCGGACGGATAGACCATCGCATGCGCCTTCTCCGGCCACGTCAGCCTTGCAACGGGCTCTGTGGGCTCACTGCGCGCCTTTTCGATCGGCTTTATCGCCTCCTCCGGCCGCACGCCCCGCCGCAGCCTGTCGAGGATCGTCGATTTGGGTACGCCCATTCTCTGCGACATCTGCTTTACAGTCAGCTGCTCTCCGCCAACGTCGTATACTCTCGCGTCCGAACGCCTGCCTTTCCTCGGCATGACCGCCTCGGGCGCTTCGTTCGCGTCGACCGCCTCGGGAGACACGCTGCGCATGGCCGCCTCGGGAGACACGCCCGACCGCAGCCTTTTCACGATCGTCAGCAGCGAAACACCCGACCGCTGCGCCATCTCTTCCGCAGTGAGCTGCTCAGCGCCGACGTCGTAGCGCTTTACGCGCTCGCCCGCCCGCGCCGCAGCCTCCTGCACGCTCATGCCCATCGCGATATTTCCCCACAGCGTGGAGTAGCGGATTCCTGCCGCCACTGCCGCCTGAGCAATCGTCATCTTCTCGCCCCTGTATTCCACCAGCCTGATGTTCGCCACGCTCCCGACTCCTTATCTTCACTCGCGCGTAATCCGCTGCGCCATCATCGATGCAGCCTTTGCGGACGCCGTCCGGTAGCGCTGCGCCTCCTCGGGCGCTTCCTGCTCCAGTGCGTCAAGCGCCAGCTCCAGCTCCTTGAACTTCTCGACCAGCTGCCCGTGCAGCATGCGCACCTTCACGACCGTTTCGCTGGGCGCGTGCTTCAGCTTTGCCCTGAGCTCAGAAAGCTCCTGCTCCACTGCGGGCGGCGTCACTTCAATCTGCTCAATCACCGTCTCCGTCCTAACCGGCTTGTTCCGCTCCGCCTCAAGCTCCTGCTGAAGCCTGCGGTTTTCGGCGGTCATGCCGTTTGCCCGATCCACAGCGTCAGCCGCCTGCTGGCGCACGCGCTCGACCTCTTCATTCGCCGCATCGCGCTCCGCGCGGATCGCTTCTTCTGCGGCCCGGGCCTTTCTCAGATCGCCCTCCAGCCGCGCGGCGTCGTTTTCAGCTTCTTCCATACACTCACGATAATGATCGCGTTCGCGGTATGCGTCCTGAAGCACCGTGTCCGGCGGCGTGGCGAGCAGCTGATCCAGCGTCACCTGCCGCTCCTTCAGCTCCCGGTTCAGCCGGTCAACCTCATCCCTGAGCTCCCGGGTAGACATTTCCGCCACCGTTCCGCTTTCCAGCAGCTCCGCGCGGGTCTCACCGTCCAGCCGCGTCAGCAGAAGCGCCTGCGTGTAGCTCAAATCCGCAATCGCCTGCGGATTTGTGTTGTACTCCTCAAACATGCGCATCAGATCCTGCGCGGTGCGTTCAGAGTAATCCACGTTTTCCTGAAGCCATGCGCCCCAGCTGCCGTGAGCCACCTTACATTTGGCCTCTGCCAGACGCCTGCCGATCTCAATCGCGCTGCGGCAAACAACCTCTCGCGTCTGCGCCTTGATGGTGTTGATCTCTGCCGCAATCACCTCAGGCGTGCGGATTGCCCGAAGCTCACCCATCGTCTTCCGCCTCCTTCAGCATGTCCGCAAGTATATCGCATGCCGCCTTTCCCACAAACACGATCTTTTCCATCTCATCCGCAACCTTGTCAATGTCCAGCCCCATCCGGTCTGCCATTCCACCGCATACGCCGTCGCAGGCTTTCAGCAGTTTCTTGAGCAGCCCACCAAGGTTTTCAAGCCCCTCCCCCGATTTGCGCAGCATGCCTTCGTTCAGCTCAATCATCACACCGTTCACTGTCATGTCTCTCATGCCGTCATCCTTCCTTTCATTTTCTTCCGTTCTCTCCATGCTTCCCAGAACGTATCCAGCAGCAGCCGGTATTTCCCGTCCACAGGGATTCCGCCCCGGTGCATCACATCATTTTTATATCCCCGATCCTGCACCACGCGTCCATCGGGCGTGATTTCCACCGTTCGCCACGGCGCATCCGGCTCCACGGCTCTGCGCAGCACGCAGATCACCGTCTTGCCCTCGGCGTATCTATCCACATAGCCGCCGACGCAGTGGCTCAGCGCCTGTCCCTCGCAGATGACCTCCGCGCTGTCCCTTGCCGGGCGCAGGATCAGCCCGCCGAACTCAAAGCCCAGCGCGTCGGTGAACCGCTCAAGGTTGGCCGCAATCCGCGCGTCCTTCTCCGCATCCCTCATGTGCTGAATGCGCCGCGTGTACTCATCGTGGCGCGCGGCCAGATCGCCGGGGAACACCTCCCGGTCGTCGCACATGTTGGTGCCCATCTGCACGCACTGGCGCCAGTAGTCGCGCACCTCGATCAGACGGAATGTCTGCGCGCCGGCTTCCATATCCCGCCGCGCCATTTTCGCCATGTACTTGATGGCCTTCGCCCGTCGGTTGAATGGATGCAGCCCCAGCACATCGTTCAGCGCATCAGCGCAGCCTCTCACGAGATTCCGCTCAAGCAGCCACGCCAGCGCAACGGCATTGCGCGTCGTTATCGGGATTCCCGCTTTATCGCAGTAACGCAGCACCAGCGCAAGCCTCGGGTGCGGCGTGACCTTCATGGTCTTCAGCTCTCCAAGCCGCTGCTTTGAGAGCTTCAGCACCTTCTCCATGCTCTTTCCGCGCCAGTTGATCAGCTCCGGCGGAAGAGCTCCCTCCAGCCAGTCGACCACATACTCCTGCATGCCCAGCTTGGTCAGGTACTCAACGCACGGATACCGCGCGATCAGATCCAGCGCCTTCGTGCCGTCCTGGCCTTCCCGCAGCAGCAGATAATCCCTGTGCCACGCGCGCTCGAAGGGCGTTCCCTCGATCGCCAGCTCAAGCGTGTCCGTCAGCACACAGCGGTCAATGGGCGACTGCCCCCTGAGCATGCCGACCGTCTCCGTGCCGAAGGTCATATTCTCAATTCGCTTGACCTCGCGCCATTCGAAATCGTAATGCCAGTTCCCGTCGTACCAGCTATCCTTCGGCTTCTCCTGCCACCGGCTTGTCCCCTCGCCGCAGCGGAACACCGCCGCGCCGCGCCAGTGAATCTCCGTCTCGGTCTGCCACGGCCACGGATTGTCGTAGTCTCTGACGCAGTGCGCCGCGATGGCCACGATCGCGTCCGGCTCGATCTCGCTCTTCTTGTACCATACCAGATTGACCCGGTCGCGGAACTTGTGCCCTCTGTTCAGGCTCTTAACAGTCACGCGCTCACGGCAGGCCGGACACTCTACCTCCATGTTCTGTTTGCACGCAATCTGCCAGCCCGTGCGGTATTTTCTGTCCGTCCATTCGCCGCCGCAGCCGTCGCAGCGGCATACCCGTTCTCCGCCGACCTCTTCGCACGTGTCAATCCAGATATAGGCCGGAAGATACCCGCGGATTTCATCCCGGAGCTCGTCCGTCAGAATGTCAGAAAACCTTCCGTCGCCGCGTACGTGCCGCCTGACCTCGTCCCATGACATCCGCACATCAAGCGCCTCCCTCCAGCAGCGCGTCGAGGTCGAACAGATCATCCTCGGGCGCTGCCTTTGTCGCCGGCGCGGGCTGCGGCTTGTCGGGCGCGGTCTGACCAAGCATCGCCAGCAGACACGCAACCAGTTCACCCTTCTTCGGTGTGATACCATAGTATTTCATGGTCGAGTCAAACACCATCTGCGGCGTCGCCAGTCCATTCCCATTGCCACGCGCTTCTTTCATTGCGGCTTGATACGCGCCCTTCAGCGTCTTGCCCTCCGCGATCTCCGTCTCCGGGTTTCGCTGTATAAAAACCGTCATAGCCTCGCCAAGTGCGGTCACATAAGCATTTTCGTGCTTTGCCAGTCCGCCCCTCGCCATCTCATCGCGGATGGCATCCATCAGCTCATTGCCCTTCATTCGTATCCACCTTCTTATTCTTGTCAGCCTGCCGGAGTTGCACCGGCTGTACTCTTGGCCGCATACAGCCCCCCTTACGCTGCTGAGCTTCCCATGCCGACAACCGCGGCGCGTTTGCAGGGGGGCGCCCGTCCCTGAAAGGAAAGAGGACCGGGCTGCGCTTATAGCGCGGGAGGGAGCGGCTTTGCCGCGACTAGCGATTCCCGGTTTTTCAAAAACCGGGTCGCGTAGCTGCGGCGCGGCAAAAAATGCCGTGACGCAGCCGCTCCGGAGGATACGCGCCCGCGTCTGAAACGGGCGTGGAGCGCCGAACGGGAGTCGAACCCGCGTCTCCGGATTGGGAATCCGGCATTCTTCCGCTGAACCATCGGCGCACATCGTTCGTAAAGCGCCCCGGAACCCCTGAACCGGGGCGCTCTGTGCATTGTCAGTCATCTGTCCGGCGGCGAGGCGTACACTCTCACATACACACCCTGTTTTTTATTATTGAAACCGCCGCGCCGCCGTCGTCTGTCGGTCAGATCTTGCGCATCCCATCACCTCCGCCGCTGTATTGCCGTCTTTCCGGCTGCCGGATGCTGAAGAAAAACACTCCGCTGTGTAATCAAGGGCTGCATCTGCCCTGTGGTGGAGCCCCCGGGAATCGAACCCGGCTTCCGCCCGGTAAGGCGGCGGAATGAACCCTTTCGCGTTCCGGCCCCATGCGCCCGTTCCCGGGCGTCAGTACTGTTTCTTCTTCCTCCGCTGGCGGCGGATGGAGTCCTCCGTCAGCATGCCCACCACATCGTTTACCTTCTGTTTCGCGGCCTTTTCAGCCCTGCGCTCCTGACCGGCGCACAGCTGCGCCGCCAGCATCTTCAAGCATTTGTCCTGGCATCCCGGCTGTCGGGCTTCGCAATCCTTCCCGTCTTCCCTGCATGGCCAGTGCTTTGCCAAATGATCACTTCCTCCTTTTCATCCATCCTGCGCAGATTCTGTCGAGTATCGCCGCCGGTACCTCCCGGACAATGGCGTACCCCCACGCCCACAGCGTCTCCATCGGCTTCATGAGCCTGCGAATCAGCGGCGGATGCGCCAGCTCGTACTTCACACCGTCCACCTCGCGCCGCATCCGCTCAAGGCGATCCCGCTCCATGAACTGTGCGCGCACGCGCTCCCCCTCGATTCCCTCAAGCGCCTCGTCGCGGATCTGACGGCGGTATTCCTCGCCGACAACCTTTGTCACGACCTCATGCGGCACCGTGTCCGTATTGAGCCTGCAAAACGCCACCATGTTCTGTGTCATTCTCCTCAGCCTTCCTCTCATCCGGGCAGCTTCCCCCAGTGGGTGATATAGCCGCCGTACCTTTCAACATTGCTGTAGTGCGTCGTGAAATAACCCTGCATCTTGTGCAGCACGAGTACGTTCCCCTGCGCGTCTCCGTCCGCCTTGCGGGGCAGACGCTCTGTCTTGTCAACCATCTCGATCAGTATCGTCATCCTCGCCCTCCCGCTCCTCGCCGGAGCCGTTGAAGATCGCCCACGTCGAAAGCATGCCCATCAGCACGCCAAACCCGAACAGCGCCGCATTGTACAGACTGATTTCCATGCCCTTCACCTCACAGCTTCCTGTCCACCTTGTGTGTGCGCTGCACGCCCACGCCGCGGATCTTGCTCCAGATCCTGATCGTGTCGCCGCCGGGCTCCACAACTCTGATTTCGCGGAAGACGCCGTCGTATATCTGCTCAATCATGTGCTTCAGCCCCGTTACGGTTTCTTCATCCAGCACATACTCATATCCGAGTGCCACCGCGTTCTGCACAGCCAGCTCATTCAGGTTCGTGCACGCCGTCGAAATTATGTTTTCCCGCTCGGCGCCGTCGCAAATGCAGTTGCGCGATACCGCAGCGTCAACCTCTTCCTGCTCATATTCTTCAGGCACCTTGGCCACGCTCACCTGCCCGCAGTACCGGCACGCGCCCTGTCGCTCAACAATCATCTTCAAAACCCCTCATCTCATCGATCATTCGATCGATCTCTTTTCGCGTTCTGTGCGCCTTGACGCAAATCACAACCGACCACACGAGCACGCCCAGCTGGAAAACCAGCAAAATCCGGCTCAGAATCACTTCAATGCTCATCGGAACGCCCCCTCATGCCTCAGCGGCCAGCCCTTGGTCGCGCCGCTGTACAGCTCGCTCAGGTCGACCTCCAGCCGCTCCACCTGTTTCTTGGCGTAGCGCAGCCGCTCCGTCTGGCACTCATAGGCGATCGCAAACTCCGGCGCCCAGTCCCGCTTCCCGCAGACCTCCTGCAGCACCCGTGCCTGCTGCGTAAAGATGCGCACCTTCCCCTGCCATTCCCGCTGCAACCGTTCAAGCGCGCGGATCATCTCATACCTGCTGGGCAGCGCATCCACGCCTCTCGGAGCCTCGTTCCGGTCAATCTGCCGGTTCTGTCCTCTGTGCTTCCTGCTCATGTGTATCCTCCTTTACTTCTGCTCCGCCGCGCCCGCCTGATGGGCGCGCTGGTTCCTCCGGTACTCCTCGACGAGGATCCTGTGGGCGATCTCGCAGGCATACAGTCTGCGCCGCTCAAGCTCCTCGGGCGATGCGTTGATATACGCGTCATCATGGATCCGCCACTTAGCTCCGTTTGACGCGGTGCCGCTCATTACTACTGCCATGCTGTCAGCTCCCTTCTATCCTCATCGTATGCCGCCGCGGCCTGTCCGCCGCTAAAACATCTTCGTCTGCCTGCTGCCCTCCCGGGGCTTTGCCGTGCCGATCTGCTGCTCGCAGGCCAGCGCCCGCAGACTCTTGTCGCTGATGTTAATCAGCTTGCCGGCCTGCTCAACGGTTACTGCCAGCGGCTCTATGGCGATGGTCATCGCCGCCATTTCAATCGGTTTCGACCGCACTTGCGTCACTCCCTTCGGTCGTCGAATCATTCTTCGAAGAACCGCGCGAACGCCTCATGGCCGTACTGCCCGCGCGTAATCTCAATGCATTCGCGCACAGTGTACTTCTCCTTCGGATCCTTCAGGCTGTTCACAAACGCCTCAGAACCCTGCTTGCATGCGCCGGTAATGATTCGGTACATCGTCACCGCTTCCTCAATGGTCAGTTCTTTGTCCAGCGAAATGCCGCGGTACTGATCAGCGCCTCTGTCTGCTGCAGTCTTGAACATCAGGTCAGCAATGCCGTCCCGCAGCTTGTCACAGTGCGCATAATGCGTGCCGTCAGATACAACGTTCTTCCCCTTGATCTTGCCAATATAGAACGTGTACCCGTTCACCGTCTTGCGCCCGCGCACATGCGTCAGGATTTCATCCGCGTACAAATAGCGCCCCTCAACATAATCACCATCGCGCAGTTTCTTTACTTTGCGCCGATCCGACATCTTAATCTGCGTGTTCCTCAGATCGAGGTAGCCTCCAACGGTCAGCCCTTCCGGCAGGGCGGTGATCTGCGTGTTCCTCAGATCGAGGCCGCCTCCAACGGTCAGCCCTTCCGGCAGGGCGGTGATCTGCGTGTTCCTCAGATCGAGGTAGCCTCCAACGGTCAGCCCTTCCGGCAGGGCGGTGATCTGCGTGCCACTCAGATAGAGACCGCCTCCAACAGTCAACCCTTCCGGCAGGGCGGTGATCTGCGTGTTCCTCAGATCGAGACTGCCTCCAACGGTCAGCCCTTCCGGCAGGGAAGTGATCTGCGTGCCGTTCAGTTCGAGCCAGCCTCCAACGGTCAGCCCTTCCGGCAGGGCGGTGATCTGCGTGTTCCACAGATCGAGGTAGCCTCCAACGGTCAGCCCTTCCGGCAGGGCGGTGATCTGCGTGTTCCTCAGATCGAGGCCGCCTCCAACGGTCAGCCCTTCCGGCAGGGCGGTGATCTGCGTGCCACTCAGATAGAGACCGCCTCCAACAGTCAACCCTTCCGGCAGGGCGGTGATCTGCGTGTTCCTCAGATCGAGCCAGCCTCCAACGGTCAGCCCTTCCGGCAGGGCGGTGATCTGCGTGCCGTTCAGTTCGAGCCAGCCTCCAACGGTCAGCCCTTCCGGCAGGGAAGTGATCTGCGTGCCACTCAGAAAGAGATTGCCTCCATTGCGGCGCATCATCGTCTGCAACTGTTCAAGCGTGTAGTTCATGTGTTATCTCCTTCCATATCTGCTTGGGGCTAACAATCCTTCTGGACGAAAATCCCCTCGATTTCCGTGCCTCCAACCTGCTCGCCCGGATCAAGCCCATCTGCGGCTTCGTCCGACCCAATTACTAGCCGGAACACTCTTCCATCCTTCGCAAGGTTTTCTTCAACCAAGCGGAGGATTTTGTCTCTGCGTTCGCTTTCCACGCTGCTCTCCTCTCTCCCGCCCCGGTTGGGGCGGGGTTTGTTTATATTGCGGCGATGCGGTCGACGTCCACAAACTCCGTCCAGTCGAATCCCAGCACCGCCGCGATTGCTCTTGCCGCCCTCTCGGGCGGTGTGGTATAATCACCCCGAAAGGAGGTGATTACTTGATCCTGAATAACCAATCGATCTCGCCGTATTATCCCGTTATCCCCGAAGGGATGAAGTCGCACGTCCGCTTCTTCACTACCTGTCCACTCACCATGCACGAGGCCAAATTGTTCAACGCGTGCCTCGAGGCGCTGGATAGATATCTGACCGATACTGGATATGTCTTTCCAGACATCGCCGTAAACTGCTGCTTCCTCGGTTCCGGTGACGTCTCTTTGTCTTTCGGCGACAACTCCGATTTCGGCCTGTACGTAACCTTCGCATTCTACCCTGTTTATCTCTGGCGCGCGGCTCTATTGAGCGACCCCAAGCTTATCGCCTGCATGCTCGAAGAGTTGTGTCACCACTTCTTCCCCGCGCTTGACGAAATTCAGGTAACATATCAGGTCGAAAAGATCGCCGTGATCATTCACCCGTCACTTACTCATGAGCTGCTTTATCCCGGCATGCATAAGTAGCTAACTCTTCGCCGTTGGGCGCGTGTTCCGATACCTTTGCCGCTTCAATGACTTCTCGCAGCTCCTTGCATTGCTGTTGCCGCAGCTCTGCGAGGAGTTTTTCTCTCATCGACTGCTCCATGTCCTCTCCTCTCTCCCGCCCCGGTTGGGGCGGGGTTTGTTTATATTGCCAAAGGCAACATATCGTTGACTTATCTAGTCAAAAAAAATCTCCTGCACGCTCTTGCGGAAGTATTCCGCAAGCCGAAGCTTCACATCATCCGACGGAACGCGCGCTCCGGTTTCATACATCGAAATGGCTGATGCGGTGACGTTGCATGCAATTGCCACTTCTTCCCGGGATTTTGCGCCTCGCAGATCGCGGAGGCGGCTTGCAATCTTCTGTCTATCCATCCTTTTCCCTCCCTCGGTGTCAACGTATCGTTTACGCCTAATATTATACATATCGTTGACCCTCTTGTCAACATATCGTTTACTATTTTGTATTACAAAACGTTGACTTTTCTAACAATTCGTGGTAACATCTTGTATGGGTGATGTTATGAAAGACATTGGAAAACTCATATCACAGCTTCGCATAGATCGTAAGCTGTCTCAGGACGCACTTGCACGGCGTGTAAAATGCACCAAGCAAACCATCAGTAACTATGAGCGCAACATCCGCCGGCCCGACTATGAAATGCTGGAAGCCCTTGCTGATGCCTTGAATGTACCCATTACATTCTTCATCACCCCTGCCGAGCAGCGTGATGAACTGGATCGTATCTACAGCGGTTATTCAGCGTCTGCCTCCAACAGGCCCGCCGCTGTTCCCATCCGTGTTCCCGTCCTCGGGGCGATTCCTGCAGGCATCCCGCTGGAAGCGATCGAGGATATTACGGATTACGAGGAGATTCCCGCCGACATGGCGCGGGGCGGTAAGGAGTACTTCGGCCTGAAGGTCAAGGGCGACAGCATGAGCCCCGTCTATCTCGACGGCGATGTGCTGATCTTCCGGGTGCAGGACAGCTGCGAATCCGGTCAGGACTGCGCCGTGATCGTCAACGGCGACGAAGCCACCTTCAAGCGCGTCCGCCTCTCCCCCAACGGAGTCACCCTCCAACCCCTCAATCCCGCCTACGCCCCCATGTCCTACAGCAACCAGGAGGTCACCGACCTCCCCGTCCGCATTCTCGGCGTCGTCGTCGAGCTGCGCAGGAAGATATAAAGGAGGAATACCCATGAAGAAACTCATCACATCCATCATCGCCCTGATTGTCTGCGCTACCGGCGCAACCGCCGCCACAGAACTCGATCTGTCCGGCATGTCCCTTGATGAGCTCATCGCCCTTCAACAGCAGGTGCAGATGGCCATGTGGGAAACCGACGAATGGCAGGAGGTAGAAGTACCGATCGGCATCTATGAAGTTGGTGTGGACATACCTGCGGGAATGTGGGTCATTACCAGTACAGACTGTCTCGGTGCGTCTTATGGCACTGAGGTGAACGAGTATCACACCGACTTGGAAGACTTAATTGCATTTGAATCGTTATGGAATGAAGGCGAGAGTTTCGCTTGGAACCTTGTTGATGGCACCTATATTCAAATCGATTATGCCCCCGCCATCTTTACCCCCTACACAGCTCCCAGCCTCGGTTTCAAATGATCACCCCCACCATCTCCGCTTCGGCACCCACTCGGAAAACCTCACCCGTACCACATTGGCGTTCGGTCGGGCGGCGGCGTTGAAGATGATCCGCCGCCCGGGGATGTCGATGCGCATGTCCGCCTCCGCGTGCCGGAAGTCGCATTCCACGGCCAGCGCGAAGCTCGCAAACGCCTCGGGAATGTGCCGCTGCTTCACAGGTCATCACCGCCGTCCCATCTTCCATCCCAGCAGGTGCGCGTATCGCGGATGTGTACCGGCTGGCTGTAGTAAGGATGCGCGTCCAGATTGATGATCTTGAGCTTTCTGTTGTGGTCGATGTACATGCTTACCTCGGGATTATCCGGGTAAAAGGCATACTCCGTGTCGTAGTTCTCTGTCTCGTCCTTGCGGATCCCCCTCGGGTAGTTGCGTCTCATAATGCTGCCTCCTTTTATTTTTTCTGATGCCACGCAACTTATTTGCGTCCTGTGCATTGACCTCGCAAATAATTTGCGGTATAATGGATAAAAAAGGAATGGGGTGGTACCGATGTCCAAGGCTGAACTGCTGGCATTTGGCCAGCGTCTTCGCACCCTCCGGGAACGGCAGGGACTTCAGCAAACCGAGCTTGAAAAGCGCGCCGGAATCCGTCCGAACAACGTGAGCAACTGGGAGCTCGGATTCGCCTACCCGCAGGTGCGGGCGCTGATCAAGCTTGCGCATGCGCTCAACTGCTCTACCGACGAGCTGCTCGGCATTGAGCCGATCCGGTTCTCCGATCAGGCCTACAGCCTCCTTCAGAGAATCGAACAGCTGGATGATGATGGGATCCATACCGTGGAGGCCGTCATCGATTCGCAGCTCCGTCGTCTCGGTGGCTGAAGCATAGCACAAAATGCGGCGCTTGGGAACTATCCAAATTCGGACAAGGGTGACCAAATGCGAGAAAAACCGTCCGAATTTGGATACCCCGCCCGCCGAATAAGAGAAAAACCTGTCCGAATTCGGCAGAACACCCCTGCCGAATTTGAGAAAATCACGGAAAAACCGTCCATTGAAGGTGAAAACAGCGCAAAAACCGACCGAATAAGAAAAATCCTGTCCTCTCGAATTTGGACAGGTTGAAAGAGGTAAAACGTGGATCAAACCAAGCTGATCGAGGCCGAAATCATTGAAACCCCGGAAATCCACTGGGATCATCTGCGCAAGCTGATGGAGTTTCAGGAGCTGACCTTCCCCGCCCTTGCGCGTCTGAGCGGCACGCCGGAATCCACGCTGCGCAAGCTGATGCAGGGAACAACCAAGGATCCCCGCATATCCACGCTGTATCCCATTGTCCGCGCGCTCAACGCGTCCTTCGACCGCACCCTCGGGCTCGCGCCGGAGCGCGACTTTGAGCGTGAGGAGGAAACCTACGACGCCACGCTCATGGACTCCATGCGCCATCAGCTCGAAACCATGATGCGCGAGCGCGATGCCGTGAGCACCGCCAACATCGCCGCCAACGCCGAGCTGCTGCGCACGCTCAGTGCGAAGGTCGACGAGCAGGACAAGCGCCTCAACGCCAAGCGCAGCCGGCTGAGCGAGCAGGAGCAGGAGATCGCCGTGCTCAACGAGCGCATAGGCCACAAGGACAAGACCATTGCCAACCTCGAAGGGCTGTTCCGCAAGCGCGGCGAAACTATAGATGGCCTTCGTCGCGAGCTTAAATGCCAGCGTATATTTGTGACCGTGCTTGTACTTCTCCTCGTGATACTCTGTGGTTACTTTGTCTGGGAGCTGCTCCCCTGGAACATCGACAAAGGCCTCACCGGCATGTGGCTGCGCTAGAGCGGCAAATCCGCAGTCGCCTGCGGAAATAAAAAAATCCACACCCGACCGCCATCAGGTGTGGACATGCAAACCGTCACGATTGATCATCCGTGGATCTGCCCTCATATTATAGCACGTCCACGGATTTTTTACAACATCCGCAACGTGCTATTTTTTTGAGGAGTGATCGATATGAGCGCCGTCCAGCCCAACAAATATGCCATCTATCTGCGCAAGTCCCGCGCGGATCTGGATGCGGAATCCCGTGGAGAAGGCGAAACCCTCGCCCGTCACCGCATCGCCCTGACACAGCTCGCCGAGCGGCGCGGGCTGAATGTCGTGCATACCTATGAGGAGATCGTCTCCGGCGAGAGCATCCAGAGCAGGCCGCAGATGCGCATGCTCCTCGCCGCGATCGAGGCCGGAGAGTACGCCGGCGTAATCGTCAATGACGTCGACCGCCTTACGCGCGGCGACAGCATCGACCAGGGCACAGTCAAGCAGGCATTTTATTCCACCGGCACGCTGATCATTACACCCGTCAAGACATTCGACCCCGCCGACGAGGCTGATGAAGACTTTTTTGACATCTCCTTGTTTTTCACGCGCTACGAATACCGAAAGATCAATAAGCGCATGCAGACAGGACGCGCCCGCTCCGCTGCCGAGGGGAACACGCTTGGCGCCCGCGTAACCTATGGCTTTAACAAGGTAAAGCGCACAGACCGCAAGGGCTACACGCTCGTTCCGGACCCCGAGAAAGCTGAGATCGTACGCATGATCTTCCGCTGGTACGCTGACGGCGAGAACGGCGTGCCGATGGGCGCCGATCTGATCGCGCGCCGTCTGAATGACATGGGGCTCAGAACCAGCCTCAATGTCCTTTTTACCGGCGGCGGGATCCGCAACATGCTGAAGAATCCCGCCTATATCGGGGTTGCCAGCTGGAACAAGCGCGTCAAGCGCGTGCGCGTAATCGACGGTGCGCGCACGGTAGTGCGCGAAAACAACCCCGAACCCATCATCGTTGAGGGCGCGCACGAAGCGATCGTCGACCGCGCGCTGTGGGATCGCGTGCAAAAAATGTTCTCCACGCACGCGAAGCTCCCGAAGAACACAGATGCGCCCGTAAGCAACGTCCTCGCCGGCCTTATCAAGTGCAGCATTTGCGGAAAGAGCATGCAGCGCAAGCCCGGCGTCTCCGGTCGGCCTGACGCTATCCACTGCAATACGTACGGCTGCCCGACAACAGGAATCTATATCCCCCTCCTTGAGGACGCTCTGCTCGATGCGCTGCGCGGTTGGCTGGTGCAATACAGCAACCCCGAGAGCAAGCCCGCAAGAGAAAGCGGAGTTTCATCCGCAGCTGCCGCGCTGAAAAAACAACTCGACGCGCTTGACGGCCAGATGTCACGGCTCCACGACCTGCTTGAGCAGGGCATATATACCCCTTCAGTATTCATCCAGCGTCGCGACGAGCTTTCATGCCGCATAGCGAACGTAAAAGCCGAACTGTCCCGACTCAATACCACGCCGACCCCCGAAGAGATCATCGTCATGCAGCTTCCGCAAATACGTCACGTGCTCGAGTCCTACCCCCGAACAACCGATCTCGCCGAGCGCAATCAGCTCCTCCGCTCTGTCATCTCCCATGTGTCCTACTCAAAGACGCGCACATGCTATCGCAACGATAACCCCACCGACTACATGTCCATCGATATTTATCCTGCCATTCCCTCTGAAAATAGGTAGCGCATCATATTTATAATTCATTTTTCATGTGATGATATACCCATTCCAAAATGTTCACAGCCGGGGCTTTCGCCCCGGCTGTGTTTTAGCCCTTTGGAATCATCTCCATGTACTTGCGCAGTTTGTGCTTGCCTGCGTCCTTGTCCTTCAGGAATGCCTTTGCCATGCAGGCGTAGTATTCGGGTTTATCGACGTTGAACTTCTTGGCGACCTCAAGCATGTCGGAGTACATCATGTTGATGGCCACGAAGAACTCCCACTTTTCGCAGTCCGGGCAGTGGGCTTTGCGGAGGGCTTCAGCCTCCTCGGGCTTGTAGGCGGGCATTGGCCTGCCGCCCTCGGGCTGCTCCATTCCGTGCACCCAGCGCATTGCTGTCGGCTCGTCCACGGGGTCGAATCTGAGGGCGAAGCCGCCTCCGGAATGATGCTCCGCGCCCTTGCCGGGATTGATCCACGCCGAGCCTGTGGCGATCATTTCGCGGTTCTGCCAGCCCCCTCGGCGGTCATGCTCGCCTCGGGAGCCGTGCTCGCCATGCGGCCCGCCCTCGTATTCGTCGCGATCCCACTCGCGGCCATCGCGCATGCGGTCGGAACGGTAGCCGTTCATGCCGCCATGCTCCCGGCCATACATGCCGCTCTCACGCTCGCGCATGCCTCCGTGCTCACCCATGCGCTTTTTCTCGGCGGACTCGCCGTATTTCTTGCTCATGAGCATCATCTGCGTAGCAGGCTTCATCTTCATGCGACACCACCTCCGCATTCACGGATGATGATCAAGTTCGCATCCTGCACGTTGATCGGGATGTCCGAGGTATTGACCACCGTGACGCCGACATTGGCGGGGCAGTTGCCGCAGCCATAAACGCGCACGAGAGAGCTGATGCTGACGTTGCCGTATTCCTCGACCGCCGCCGGGGTGATGATAGCGTCGGTGCCGGTGACGGATTCGCCGTCAACCGCGAGGCCGACAGAAATCGGGCCGACGGTCTCGCCGGTTGGCACGGCGATGTTGGCGTTGAAGTGTACGGAGTAGATGCCCGGAGCCAGCAGCACAAAGCGGGTCGAGCCTGCCTCATGCCGCACAGTTCTGCCCGTGCATATGCGGGTGCTCTCAAACACCACGCCGCTTCCTGCGGGTACAAGCTGAATCATGCTGGTTACCGCATCAATCATATCGTCTTTCACCTCCTATGTTTTCAGGGGGATGGTTGTCCATCCCCCTGTGTGAGTATGGGGAACGGTCTAAGCCGAACTGTCCCTTATGGAGTTGTCATGCGGCAAAGCCGTTGCCGCATCCGCATCCGCAGCCGCCGTAGGTCACGCCCACGGGGTTGCCGTAGCAGCAGTTGGGGTTCGGCACGACATATGCGGGAACCGGATTGTCGCGGCCAAGTCTGCGGATCAGCTCCGCAGTCTGGGCTTCCTGATTTGCCGTGATGAACGCGTTCTGCTGCGCCTGAGACGCCGCGAACTTGAGGGACTGATTCTCAGCCTGAAGGGCGGAGATCTTGTCCTGCACGAGGAAGTCCATAATCTGGCGGGTGTTGGCGTTGGCGTTGTCGATCAGGTCGCGGGTGGTGTTCTGGATCAGGTTGCGGGTATCGCATGCCTGCGTGGCCATGTCGTATCGCACCTGTGCGATTGCGGCGCGGTTCTCGCAGCAGCAGTCGCCCAACTGGCGGGAAAGGTCTGCAAAGCCGCGCTCAACGCCGTTAAAGCCCTGCATGGTTGCTACGGTCTGATTGTGGAAGCCGTCGCAAAGACCCTGCTCGATGCCGCGGATACCGCTGCGCAGATCCTGCATCATAAAGCCCTCATTGATGTCCGCGCGGGTAACCATGCCCTGAATGCCTGCGCCGCCCATGCCCCAGCCGCCGAAGCCGCCGAGACCGCCCCAGCCGCCGCCGAGCACGGCGAACAGCAGGATAATCCAGATCCAGCCGCCCATGCCGCCGAAGCCCCAGCCGCCGTCATTGCAGTTGCCGTTGGAGTCCTGGCCCATTGCGTAGCCCATTGCGAAGTCGTTGGAGTCGCTCATATCATCTTGCCTCCTTTGTCGTCATAATAGGTTGTATATCAACACGGCGCTGCAGCCGCCGGATTGATCGGTTATCGGTTCGGCAATTTGAAGCCTATCTGCTGCGCAAGCTGATTCAGATCCACGCCGCGCTGCTGCGCCATCTGGCGCACGTACTGCTCCATCTGTCCGGGCGTCTTGCCGTTGAGCGCCTGCATGGCCTGCCCCATGAGCGGGTTCTGCTGCGACATCTGCATGATCATGCCCATCGGATTCCCGGACTGCTGCATCATGCTGATCAGCTGCATTGGGTTCATCATGTCAATTCAGCTCCTTTCTGCGCTTCAGCGCGGAGCTTATCCAGCTCAGCGCGTATTTCGTTGATCATATCAACCGTCGCGTACTGCGGCTGTGCCACAGCCTCCGGGCGTACAACAGCGAGGTCGAGAAAGTCCGCAGCGCCCGTCTGCGGGTCTACGCGCTTGACGTAAGCGCGTCCGTGCGAAAGGTCAAGAAAGAAATACGGCGCTCCGGGCATGACCTGCGCGGCTACAGCTTCCTCCTTGCAGGTGACGACCCGTCCTTGAAGCTCTCCCGTCTGCATCCCCTGCGGTGCGGGCTGCATGCTCTGCTGTGTCTGCTGCAGGAAATCCATGCGGGGGTTCCCATACATGCCCTGATTGGGCTGATAACTGCCGCCGTACTGCGGCGTGAATCCTCCGTAGTAGTTCAACTCGCCACCTCCTTTGCATGCGTATTATCTCATATTTCCTGATTTTTTGAGGGAATAAGCGCGAGGATTTGGCGGAGCTTTGGGGAATGGCATAAAAAATCGGCCGGAGCGCTAAGCTCCGGCCTTCTGTTGGTCTCTCTGTATCAGCTCCCGCAGGCGGGGAGCTATTTTTGTGCGCATGCGCCAGCCGACCGTCGAGCGATCGAGGACGCGGGTTTCATCGTCTCTGCCGAGCGCCTCGCCGACGTCCACATAGGGCATTGCCCACATGAGGACATTCACGGCGATTTCGCGGTCATCGGCAGATAGGTTCGAGCGGTTCAGCAGCTCCGCGAGGTACGCGGGCTCCAGCGCCTCAAGATCCGGGAATTTGCTGTGAGCGCCGTCAATCGCCCCCCTTGCCGTCTCCCTGGTCGTTCTTCTCCTTCAGCTCCTCCAGCGCCCTTTTGATGACTCCCGGCACGGGGAGATCCATCAGCACGGCGTTTTCGAGGATGGAGAGGCCTTCATTTGCGATGTAATAGCAGGCGGCGGCGCTCTGGAAGAGCATGGCGCTGTCGCCGATGGCGTGGTCGAGCAGCGTTGCCAGAAGGACGATGAGCATGATAAAGCCCTTCTTGGCGAGGCCGATAAAGCCGACCTTGCTGCTCAGGCCGCCGGTCTCGGTCTTGTGCGACTTGCCGGACGCGGCGACGATCACGCCGCTTACGTAGTCCAGCGTCATGGCCACCACGAGGATGGTCAGCATTTCCGGCCACTGACCGAACATGCCCGCGATTGCGCCGCCCACGGCGCAGATGGTTTTTACGATCTTATCCCACATA